AGTCAACTACCGCAGCCACAAGTTGGGCGTATGTCATTGCCATCGTTTAAACCTTAGGCCATTGGGCCACGAGCCATCAAACCTTTGGTAGCTGCACCAGTACCACGGACTTTGATGCCAGATGTCTTAGCAGGGATGTCGCCAGCCATGCGGCTGATGTTGCCTACAGACATGTTTACACTGGCTGCATTGCTGCGGTTAGGGCCACTGCCGGGGTTTGTAGAAGCTTTCACTTCTTTGCCAGACATAGTGTGTGGCTTGGCATAGACTTTGGCATCGCCAACTTCTTTGCCCATCATCTTTTTGCTGAATGTAGCCATGATTAGCCTCGCTTCTGTGCTGCAATTTTTGCCAAACCACGTCCCATAGACTTCATGTCGGCGTTGGTTTTGCCCTTACCTTTGCCTTTGCCGCCCATCATTTCTTTTTGAGTGGGGCCGCTGTTGCCAAGGTTTGTGCCTTCGGTTTTGCCCTTTTTGGCAATGCCGTCTGCTGATCGTGTGTAAGCCATGTTTAAACTCCTTAAGATACTGTAACTGTACCAACAAATGTCGTTGCCACCAAGTAGTTTGGCGTTAACGCATCATCAAAATTACTGGCCCCGCCAACCGGATTCCAGCCCCACTGAATGTCTCGTGAACCACCGGACACAAACCCATTGACGTTTACACCTGAGGTGACATACGTTGTATCCCTACGCGGGTTGCGTAGAGCCTGCGGATCATCTACTGGGAACGTACCAAGCATTAGCTGCGGTTGGTCTGGATCCCAGCATTCTGGGCACACCAGCAACTGATACTGGCGCTGCTTAATGACTTCAGTCTTAAGCTTCTTTAACTGGTACTGTTGGCCGCACCGATCACACTCAGCAATCGCTATCTTGCCGGATGCAAATCGGTTACCCATTACATACTCCCACCAATGAACATCTGGCGGGGCACAAACCGAATTGCGGCTTTTTCCCTGTCTTCACCGGCTGCCAGATCAAACTGCTCGTTGTATGCAGCTTTGAGCATCTCAAGGCGAGGCATCAATTCAGGCACTTTCATGGCAATGTGGTACGCCAACCCAGCCACAAGGCAGGGCAGGAAGCGGAAGTTCATGTCGGCTGTTTCTACACCAGCGCCAGAATCTTGAACCCGGCGCAGTCTCCAGTAAACAAACTGGTAGGGCGTGCTGTTATCAGGCGTAGGCCAGACAGTAACCGCAGGAAGCTGAGGAACAAAGACAGCCGTGCCATCCGCTTGTGCAGCAGCAGTTGTGTTGTTCTGCCCACGGAATACACCGCTTAGGGTATTCCCTGATATGTAGGTGTAATAGATGTCTTCGCTGTTTAAACGAATAAATCCTGATCCAGCTAACCCAACCACCGTGTTAAGCGTGATCGTGGTTGCCGTGGAGGTGATGGCTCCATCCAAAATCGCAGCCGTTGGGTTAACTTCTCCAGACAAACGCTGAACCCAGACTTGGATTGGACGGGCTTGTTGGAGTTTGTTTGGAATGGTCGCATAGGTAGAAACACTAATACGGGTGATTGTTAAGTCAGCCTGTGTGGATGCTGAGTTCTGGCCTGTACGGATAACCTGCTCTAACAAATCAATTGTGTCTGTAGGCAAAGCATACGTAGCCAGACCCGGAGTCAGGTTAATAAAACCCTGCTCCATTGTCCACATGTTGATGCCACGGTTCTGCCACTCAATGGTCATCAGGTTCATTGATCTGCGTGCTGTACGCAAGTCATAGCCTGAACGCATCTCCCTGCCCGCACGCTCCCATGCTTCCTCGGCAATTTCCGTGAAGTCAAGATTAAAGAGGGTGCTGCCGGTAGTGGTCATTTCTTAGCCGCTCTCATGTTATCAACTAAATTTGGGTATGGGCGGCCTGCGGCTTTAGCCATAGCTTTGGCTTTGGCTTTCTTTGCAGGCGCTAATTTCTTAGGTTTAGCTAAACCTTCAGGCCTTGGCTTATCCCAGACTTCACCGCCTTTGGCAAATCGATGAGTCAGGTTCACACCAAACCCTTTAACATTTGGGCCACGCTTGTTAATACCACCATCCAAATAGCCTTGCAAAGAGGTATTAGCACCAAGTTGCGTATCGGCAGTTAAGCGACCTGACACCTCTTTTTGTTTAAGGTTTAAACGTGGGCGCTGTACGTTAAATTTAACGTCACTAGGTAACGCTTCTTCTTCCACTTCGCCGCCTTCAGCGTACTGCGTAAAGTCAGTGTTATCCCGACGGGCTTTCTTGACACCCTTGGGCATTTTGCTGGGGAGCATGGCTCCCATTCCACGGCTTGACATCATGATTTAGCACATCTTTCCACGGGTTTTACCTCGTTGAGCAATACCATCGGCAGCACGAACAAAACCGCCGTCGGCCATCTTGGTAACTTTCTTCATGCTGGCAGGTTTGCCTGTTTTAGAGAATGACTGGTACTTAGCAGTCATGCCGCCTTTTTTGTATGAGTCGCCAGCAGCATTTGTGTTTTCACCAGTATTGCGCTTAGTTTCTACACTTTTGGCGCGTTTAGCAGCATCTAAATATTCTTGCGTAGCTTCTTCGTCTTCTTTTTTATTGCCTGCTAAGTGGTGATACATGGTTTTAGCACCAAACTTAGCAGAGTCTATAATGCCGGGACTACCGGGTTGTGGCCCTAATAAAGCGCCACCAAGCAACGCACCTGCGGGAGCCATGGCAATACCGGCAGCTTTACGACCAAGCTTACCAAACGTTGTATCTGGCTCTGGCATTTCTTTGTTGTAGGCCTTCTCAGCCGCTGCCCGCATTTTGCGGTCGGCTTGCTCTTGACGAGCTTCTTTTTCTGCTGGACTCATGATAATTCCTTAGCAGATCTTGCAACGAGTCTTGCCTTTGGAGGCAATGCCGTCAGCACGTTTAGACGCAGATGAAACCATTCCACCGGAGGCATACTTCTTCATCTTACCGCCGCGTTTGTAGCCGATTGCGCCGCCTGTGGTATCAGACTCATCCAGTGGCTTCTTGCCAGTTGGCTTGCCTAACTGCTTCATAGCAGTAGATTTGGGTACTACATCGGTAACATCGTCGCCCTTGGTAAAGCTGCTTTTCTTTAGCTTGTCGTAGGCTGAGGCTGCTTTTGCGTCATCAGCTTTACCCATGGCATTCTTTGCCGCTGGAGATGTAATTAAACTTTTTCCAGCACTGGCGGCGTTCTTTGCGCCTTTAAACATCTTGCCCAATTTGCTTGCGCCAAACAAAGCTGCTGCACCTGCTCCAGCCATGCCCATTAAAGAGCTTGGATCATCAGCCATAGCTTTTTTGGCATCCTCATTCATGGCTTTAGTGTCCATGGTGGGTTTAACAGGAGCGGCTGGCGCAGGCTTGTTACGGCCTTCATTGCTGTAGTTTGTATTGAGCGAAGGCTTGTTAATTAAGCTACTTCGATCAGGGCCACCAGTGCTTAATGGCGGTACTGGCGTGGCGGCAGGTTTAGCTGGCAACGTAGGCTTGTTCATTACCTGACGTGTAGGCTTAATTGTCTCGCTAGAACTGCGGCCTTCGCTTGGGCCATAGTCTGAATACATATCGTCAGACAGGGCGCGTGAAGAAGCCGCAGGTGTGGCGGGTGTGGCAGGTGGTCTAACGGTTATGGAAGGTGCAGGCACAGGTGCAGAAGCACGGGCGCGGCCAGCGCCATACCTGTTGTACGCTTCTGTGCCGGGCGTATCAATACTACCTTGTCCCATTCTAGTAAAGTCAGATTTGATGCGATCAAAAAACCCAGATGGTTTTGGATCGTCACGGTTTGAGATTTCCAAACCCTGTTGTTTTAAAGCAGCCTCATCACCGCCAGTTTTTTGGCGAGAGGCAACTTGCTCCATAAAACTTTGAGTGCGGCTTCCGTCGGGATTAAAAGTAACACGACGTGTCATTGGCTCATCTGTAGCCACTGCACTGCCATCTTCGCCGTTATAGCGTTTAAACTTCTTCATGGGTTTTCTAGTAGCCATATCCGCTCCTTAGCAGGCGTATCCGCCCTTGTTCATGGTAATCATTGTGCCCTTGGTTTTACCCTTAGTAGCACATCCGTCTGCTGCACGGGTGT